TCATTTCTCCTCATACCTTTCCCCCATCGCCCTGATCTCTGCCAGCATATCCTCCACCAGCGGTTTTGGCTCAAAGACTTTTACCCACGAGCCTTGGGAGAGCAGGTACATTATTATCCCCCTGCCGTAGTTGACCTCGGCAGTGATAACGCTCTTTGTGCCGTTCTGCTCAATGACTTTTGCGGTGGGCAGCCTGTCAAGAACAGCCTGCAAAGACAGCCCCGAAAACTCAAAGGTTATCCGCACGTTGTCCCCTGGAAACATAAACTGATTTTTCTCACGCAGGTCGCCCTCGTCAAAGCTGTGCTCACGATCAAGCTGGAAATTCTCCCTGTGCTCAACAATATTTTTTATCCTGTCAATGCGGAAATACCTCGCCTTGTACTGGGTATCATCTGCCGCATATGCGATAAGATAAAAATAATATTCGCTGAACATTATCGCCGCAGGCTTCAGCTTCCTAACAACTTCGCTCCTGTCCATTTTCAGATATGTCACCGAAATGACCTTCTTACCATCAATGCACTGCACAAGACGCCAAAGATTGTTTATCACGCTGTCGCAGTCAGAGCGCACCTCGTGATAATGATATATCTCCCTGCGTATCACCTCATCAAGAAGCTTTCGGTCATTGGCAGTGGTAAACTTTCTCAGCTTAGATACAATGAATATCATATCTTCTTTGCTGAAACAACGTGCCCCGAGTATCACTTTTACCAAGGCAAAAAGCTCCTGATTTTTCAGAAACTCGTCGCTTTTAAGTATGTAAGCCCTGTCCTTGTGCGAATATGTGACCTCGGCATTTTGCATAAGCTCCCTGTATTCCGCAAGAAAATCGTTTATCCTTGCAATGTCACGACTGACGCTTTTGGATGATATCCCATACTCCTCCGCAATAAGCTTGTTAGAAACGACCTCGCCGTGCAAAAGCCGATAAAATATTTCAAGTACTCTGTCTAAACGTTCATTTTCCATTTTATTACCCCTCTTTCTTACAATTATACCACATTTGATTTTGAATTTGTTAAGCTGGCTGCTTAGTATAACGTTTTCGAAGAATATTTTTTTATTTTAACCAAAAATGTCAAATTATTGGTGCGGCAGATCATCGTATTTTGTCGTTTTATCTTGCTTTCAGTATAGCATAATTGCCAGACAAAGGTATGTCCGTTTAAAATTAGTTTACTTTTACATTATAACTCTTTCTAGCGGTATATGTCAAGAAATAATACTAATATAAGCGGTAATATCGTCACATTATATATATTATAATAGGTATAGTGATACAAATCGACGGAGGGAGAATGAAAATGACGGAAAAGGATATCAGCAACAGAATTACGCAGCTTAGATTGCAAAAAAATGTGTCCGAATACAAGATGAGCCTTGCACTCGGTCACAGTAAGGGATATATCCAAAGCATATCGTCAGGACGGACGATGCCGTCCCTTGGTGAATTTCTTGCCATTTGCGAGTATCTTGAAGTCACTCCGAAGCAGTTTTTCGACGATGGCAGCAAAAATCCTGCACTAACGCAGAAAATAGTTGAGAGCGTATCGAAACTTTCGGAAAAAGACCAACGATTGGTGCTTGAAGTTTCTGAAAGACTAGGAAAAGAATAATTTTTGAGACCTCGAACTGCAATATCAAAGTAAAAAAAACAGCGTACCGCAGCCCCCTGCGATACGCTGTTCTCATATAAAATTACTTCTTTGTAGTCACACTCTTTGAAGCCGACCAAGCGCCGTAGTATTTCGTACCCTTTACAGTTGTGTACGAACGAACACGAACGTAATATTTCTTTTTGCCTGAAAGCTTTGAAATAGTGGTCTTGTCGGTCTTTTTATTTGTTATTGTGACTTTCTTTGCACTTGTGAACTTTGAGTTGGTAGCGTACTGTATCTCGTATCCAGTAGCAGAGCCTTTCTGCGCCCAATCCACAAAGAATGCCTTGCTCTTAGCAGTGAGCTTCTGTATCTCCTGCTTGGCAGGATTTATCTTGAACGTCTTTGTGATAGTGCCTGCGTAAGAGCCTTTTCCTGTGACTTTTACAGTGGCAGTACCTATATTCTTGTTGCTTGAGTAGGAAACTGTGTAGTCAGTACCATTTTTCAGCGTTTTACCATTGTATTTAACAGTAATGCTCTGCGTGATATTCTTGCCCGTGTATGACTTGTTTGAAATGCCAGAAATGGTAGCTTTCTTGAAGTTATTTTTGATACTGTAGGTCTTAGAAACTGAGCCTGTGTAATTGCCCTTGCCTGTGATAGTGACCTTTGCTGTGCCTACCTTGGTGTTGTTTGAATAGGAAACTGTGTAATCTGTACCATTCTTCAAAGTTTTGCCGTTTAGCTTGACCGTTACACCAGGCTTCTTTGCCTTGCCATCATAAGCGTAGGTCGAAGTAGAAAGTGTCACGCTTGCCTTTGAAATGCTAATTCTTGAAAGTGCAGGAATTTCAGCCGTTTCAAGAACTTTCTTGCAGACTGTACATTCCTTGTGCTTTGAGCCTTTAACTCCGATAGAAGCCGTTTTGTCGACTATCCAACCGCTTGATTTGTGACCTGTGGCATTTATCACTGTCTGAACCTTGATAACAGTATTGCAAACTGAGCAATGTGAGCCGTCTGTTTTGCCTGCGGTGGTGCAAGTAGCAGGGTAGCCCTTGTCGGTAACTGCAGTGTGACCCTTTGCAGGAAGCTTTTCTGTAACTGTCGCATTACACTTTGTGCAAGTCTTTATAGCAGTACCCTCTGATGTGCAGGTCGGCTGTTTTGTTACAACAGAATTTCCGTAGCTGTGACCTGTTGCTTTTGTTGTGCTATCCTTGTATGAAGTACCGCAAACAGAACACTTGTGGAGAGTGTAGCCGTTAGTAGTGCAAGTAGGTGCAACAACTGTGTCAGCATATTTGTGTGAAGTCTTTGCTATAGTTTCTGTAAATATCGCATTGCACTTTGTGCAAGTCTTTATAGCAGTACCCTCTGATGTGCAGGTCGGCTGTTTTGTTACAACAGAATTTCCGTAGCTGTGACCTGTTGCCTTAGTTGTGCTATCCTTGTATGAAGTACCGCAAACTGAACACTTGTGGAGTGTATAGCCGTCAGTAGTGCAAGTAGGTGCAACAACTGTGTTAGCATATTTGTGTGAAGTCTTTGCTATAGTTTCTGTAACTGTCGCATTGCACTTTGTGCAAGTCTTTATAGCAGTACCCTCTGATGTGCAGGTCGGCTGTTTTGTTACAACAGAATTTCCGTAGCTGTGACCTGTTGCCTTAGTTGTGCTGTCCTTGTATGAAGTACCGCAAACAGAACACTTGTGGAGAGTGTAGCCGTTAGTAGTGCAAGTAGGTGCAACAACCGTGGTTGTATAGCTGTGGGAAAGCTTTGCAATTGTTTCTGTTACTGTTGCTCCGCACTGCGTACAAGTTTTTGTTTTTGTACCTTCTGATGTGCAGGTAGGCTGTTTTGTGATAACAGCACTGCCATATGTGTGGCTCGTGCATCCGCAGGTGAGTTTGTATGTCTTTGCTACAGACGGATTGTATGTAGGATAAATTTTTACAGTGAGTGAACCGCCGTTTTTGAATGTGATACGTCTGATATCATTAGCATAGTTTTCAAGCTTATTTACACTTACCATGCTGCGATCAGAAAATTCAACTGTGTAGTCTGTATCGTCATAAAGCCAGAAATCAATGCTGTCGCCCACACTGAACTGAGTTTTGCTCAATACGCTTGAAAAGGACGTATTCGAAATGTCTGTACGCCAATAAACAGTGGTAGAGGTCGGAACTGTGAACTTATTCACATAACCGCAAGACTTGCAGGTCTGTGTTACAGTGCCGTCAGTTTTTGATGCGTACTTTGTTTCGTAGTCATGACCTGTTTTGACGTCAACCGTCTTTATATCGTCAAGATTTGAAAGGTTCAGGGAGTTGAAGGTCACGTTATTTTTATCGTAAACATACCAAACTGCTCTGCCGTTTTTGATAACAGGCTGGCAATCTGAAAGACTTCCCTCAAAGGTGTGTATACTGCCGTTTACTGTGCCGTCAGCGTTTAGCTTCACACAGCTTACCTTTGTATCTCTGGCCCACAATAGCAAAAAGCTGTTATTATTTATCTTCACAAGCTGTGGAGCAGAAGCTGAAGCTGTACCCTCTGCATAAGAAGTTATCTTATTGAGCTTGTTTGTGGAAAGGTCCTTTGAAACAGCGGAAACGTAGACGTTTCGTGTTTCTGACGTATTGATATAATCAAGGTCAACTGTACTCTGTGCCACGATATAGCTTGATGATGACACATCAAAGCCGCCTATAGCCGCACCTGTATAGTTATAGTGACCGGCGGTATATTCAGGGTATGTTACAACGTCGATATTGCTGACCTTATCAAAATAGCTTGGGAAGAATTTGCCTGTAGTAAAATCAGAATTATACTTCACCAGAACGGCAGAACGTGGATGAGCGTCACCATGGTCGAGGGCGACTATATGGTTGCCGTCGGTTTTTATAAACTGATTGAAGGAGTGGCTAACATAGCCATAATCAACGTTCATGACGCCGGTATATGAATCAGTGATAGTCATTGAAGGCATATCCACTTCAATGGTAACATTAGACTGATGATTATTGCCGTCGCTTGATTTATACATTTCGTGGCAGGTCCTCACAAGCAGGTGGTCACCGCTATGGGTCATTCTTGCCGAGCCTGCATCGAATGGAACTGTAGTGTTAGCTCCATACAGACCGCAGGACTTTATTTTGTTCCAATTCTTATCATACTTCGTGATACGGAAAACCTCGAGGGAGTCGTTTTGTTTCGGATTTTCCTGACCGCTAAGGACATAATAATTATTGCCGGAGTCATAGAAAGCACCAAAGATCGGCAGTTCATTGTCGATAAGCTTAGTGCTGAGCGGTTCAAAATCAGGGCTGTAATATTCCACAAGGAGCTTGCCCTCGATAGCGCCTGACTGGACACGCATATAATTGCCGTTGTCGCACACTGTCAGGTAAGATTTCACTGTGTCAGACCATTGCACATAGTCCTGAGCATTCACATTAGAGCCTGAATACGCAACACATTGCGCCACGGCAAAGGCACTGAACGATCCAGCAGACACAGCAGTAGAAACAGCCATTGCGCCAGACAGGACAATGCTCAACATTCTTTTCTTCATATTCATCAATTTCATCACCTCATACAAAAACTTTTAAACGAGAACACCTTTATATATATAATATCACAACGCAAGGCGTATGTCAATGAAAATAAGTTACAATGAGAATGATTTCAATAAATTCGTCAAACACCAAAGGTCAACGCAGTAAAAAAGAGCAAAGAGGATACAAAACAGAAAAAAACGCCTTGACAAGGTTTGATGGGTGTGATATAATATTACAGTGGTATTTCGAGGTGTGGCTCAGTTTGGTAGAGCGCTGCGTTCGGGACGCAGAGGCCGTGGGTTCAAGTCCCGTCACCTCGACCAGCACAAAACCGTTTATTTACGTTAAATCACGTAGATAGGCGGTTTTCTTTATGTCCTAAAATGCTAAAATATGCGTAGAAATGATAAAATATCATTCAAAATGATAAATATATGACACGAAATATGACACGGAATTTTGCACACGCTAAAATTTTGCTCTGAAAATATGCACAAAAAGCAAGACTATATTTGTGCAATCCTACAAAATTCAATGTTATCTACATTTTTGTTATCTAACTACTTGACTTTTACTAGATAACATGGTATACTATAATCACAGGCAAGAGATGAGACCTGAAATCAAAAATTAATTTTCGGAGGTACAAAATCATGAAAATCACAGGCGTTAAGAAAGCAGTAGGAACTTACAAGAGAGCAAACAGCGGTGGATATTATCGTTCATCATATGGCGCTTTGATGGTTGATATGTCAAAAGGTTATGTATGGTGCGACGAATTTTCAGACAGATTTTCGTATATCGCCTATGACGATGAAAACATTGCACGCATAAATCTTGAAGGTGAGCCAGCAACCATGCAGAACGTAAAAGCAATTGCCGAAAGAATGTGCGCTGAACACGTCGCATAAAACAGCCCTGATGAGTATCTGAAAATTGATACGAAACGCCCCACAAAAAAGGGGCGTCGGCTGGAAAGCAAAATAAATCTGAAAGGATATGATTTTATGAGCAAGTTGAAAGACATGAGAGAAGCAAGAGGCATGACACAAGATGAGCTGGCAAAGAGGATAGGTTCTGTCAGAAGCTATATCTGCCGTCTTGAGAGCGGTGCGCAGGATATCAATTTTATCCAGGCGAGCACGTTAGGACGTCTATGCACGGCACTGGACTGCAAGCCGGAAGATTTGCTGGAAGCTGACAGCTTCGAGTTTGAAGAGATCAACGGCGAAAAGCGGCTGATAGTTGACGGACTATACTCCCCAGAGGGAAACTATTTACTGGTAAAAGTCAAAAACCGCACATATCAGCTGAACATGATCGATTTTTCAAACGTCGATGATGTATCGAAATATCTTATACCACGTGGAAACGCCAATATCCCACGAAGTGCAGCAGAGTTCGACAAAAAGGCATACTGGATATATAAAATGGCGCCACGTGACGGCGTGGAAGTCAAAGTCCTGGACCCTATCAGCCCCGAAGACTGGAAGACGTTCGTTGAGAAACTAGGGCTGACCGATGACGACATTTCGGACGAATTTGAAGTTGTCAAAGGTAAGAACTATGGTGAAAAGTGTGAGAAGCACTATATTTGCAGACAGATAAGACTTACCACCCCGAAAAATTCGGTTACGATTGAGCGAGAGTTGAAAAAGCACGGCATAGAAGCAACAAATGTAAATATCGACCGAATAAACATCAGGGTAAAATGACATGGCAAAACAAAAATACGAATTGCTGCCAGACAAAGTAGTTGCAGCCAATGCAGAAACCATAAAAGCCATAGGGCATATCGCAACCGATACCGATATAGTGGATTATGTCAGCGGTCAGCTGATGCGTGACTATATCAAATTCGGTAAGAAAACCCTAGACGAAGCCGCCAAGTTGACCGAACAAACGATAATGTCAGATGATTTTTTAGACAAGCTGGGTGCTATAAAAAATATGACAAACTGGTACTATAGTGGACGGCAAGTGTATCTATTTGATGATGATTTTGCCAGCCTGCTCAGCGGTCAAGGCACAGCAGATTTGAAAATCAGTGCAGACGTTTTCAAACAATTGCCATGCAACTGTTTTTACGTCCAGCGAAAACACAAAAATAGCGTGGGTTTCTTTTTCGACTTGCAGGGCGACCGAATGACAATGACAGAATATTTTTTTGACGATGCCGAAAAAGACTACTATTCGGAATCAATCGCTATAGAATTGCAGTATGATATGACAGTTGAAAACCTGATATATAAAATTCTAGGCAGCTATGCCAAAAAAGACAAGGCAGGCACTAAGGCAATGATATGCGACATAGCCGAAAAATTGCAGTTCATTGTATATTTATCGGCTGTAAATGCCGAAATCGCACCAGTCACGAAACGCCAAGTGCAAAAGGAACACACCGCACCACGCCCTCAGAAGCCGTCTGCACAGCCACAGAAATCAGCCATAGCCAATGTAGGGTACCGCATTGGCATTGCCGTGCGCAAGCATAGGCAGGCTGAAAGCAGTGTCAGTTATCAGCATAGTCCACAAGGTCACAGCGCACCGAAAGCACCGCACATCAGGCGTGCGCATTTTCACGGCTACCATACCAACAACGGCTATCAGGTAAAATGGCTGAGTACAATTTTTGTGAACGCTGAACGTGATGACAACGATATAAGCACGATTCATAAGGTTCTGCAATAACTGTGTATCTGCAATGAAAAAAAGCCGCCAGGGCAAACGCTCTGACGGCTAAATTTGTGCGAATTTTATGAGAATTTTATGCGACTATTTTTTTGATTTTTTCACGCAGTTTCTTGATGAATTTCTTGCCTGCAATGCCGTTCGGTCTGTATCCCCATGCTGACAGTCGGCTGTTGATAGCACTGACAGTGCCCTTGCCGATGATTGCATTATCGTCCAGCTTTGCGCCGTCAAGGATTAGCAATTGTTTCAGGGCATACGACCCGTCTGTGCTCGCACCTTTTTTATAGCCTTTCGTCTCCAGTGTAGGTGGATTGATAACGCTCTGATTTTTTGGGCGGAGAACGCCCAAGACATGGTTATAGTTGTGATAGGTTCTTGTGCATGGGTCATTTCTGCCTAACCAGTTCTGATCGTAGCTGTAAAAATATTTTGTGTTGCCTTCGCCTGTGGCTATGGCAACATGACCGTCTTCGCCGTTGAGGGATTTCCCCCAAACTACGATGTCACCCTTTTTCGGTACGAAAGACGGCGTATTCGCAATTTTGGTAAAATATTTCTTTACTGGTTGGCTGCCGAAATTTGTGTAAATCATGTATGCGTGCAGACCGATGAACATACCGCACCCGACAACATCACGGTTGTACTGGTTCGCCAGGTCAAAACACTGCACACCATACGCCTTATCGAAATTAATGCCCTTGCCTTTGTATTTCTTTACAAATTCATCAAATGTCATTGCCATAATTAGTCCTCCTTATCTTTGAAAACTCCGAATTTTGCCACTATTTTGTTTATCCAGCTTGCCTGTGGGTTAATTTCTCCATAGTTTTCCAGTATAGAAACAATTTCCATAGCGAAAATATACCCGAAAACAGCAAGTGCCGTTATCGTTCCTGCAATGCCTGCCAGTTCGCTATGTCCGTAGTAGTGACCTAGCTGTTCAAAACCTATCTCAGACCCGATAGCCACGCCCATGACGACTATTTCGGCCAATTTGTTCAGACCGCCTTTGCGCATTTTCGATGAACGGACGTCACCCTTGCAATAGGCCTTTATCCAGCCTGTGGCAAAATCAGCCAACGCAAGACCTATCACGATCATCAGCATTATTATGTACTTCACTTCACTACCTCGCTTTCATACTTCTCTCCAGTGATTTCCTCGTACTGCTCAGGGGTTATCTTCCCCCTGTCAGCGAAGTCTTTGACCTGTTCAGCGGTGTACAGCCCTAAATCGTACAAACGTTTGACTTTCCTATACATTGTCATTGTCCTCCTCAATCAGTGTGTCGGTCATCAGCGCAGTATATAGCACTTGTGCTTCTAACTCGTCCACTTTTGTGGCTTTTTTCGGCTGAAAATCATCAGGGGTCAACCCTAGTTTTTCAGCCATTTTCTTTTGCAAATCCGTCATGTTGTACCTCCTACTTCACTCAGTCTCACGATATACTCTTCCTCACTTGGAACAGGTATTCTGTAATCGTCATTACCACCCTTAAACGTGATTGAACCCCCTGCTTCGACTGTTAGATTTCGCAGGAAATCATCGGGTATCAGGGTTGAAATATCGGTTACGATAGG